AACTATGCTCGTTTCGAAAACGATACTGAGAACCCTGACTTTGTTACTGGTAACCAGTTTGCTAGAGTTGGTATTGTTCAAAATCCAAATTCATACGGAACTGAATCACTCCTCAACGTAGATAAGGCCAGTGCCCTTTATGCATTGAGACTCACTGGTGCTGGATACAGTGAAACTACATTCACATATGATTCTAAGATTACACAAACAATTGGTATCGGTTCTACAGCCGTTGGTAGAGTTGTTTCTTATGACCCAACCACTGGTGTTCTGAAGTATTGGCAAGATAGATCCAACTGTGGTTTTAACTCTGATGGAACTCTAAATGTAAACAACGCTGAGTTTGGATTCAGAATGAATCGTTTCACAGAGAATATCGATCCAGGCGGTAACCTTGAGATTGTCGGGGGTAGTAACAATCTTGCTATTCAAACTGCATTCCAAGGTGTTTCAACCGTAATAAATAGTCGTACCTACTATCTGGGTCAGAATTTTGTCAATGGTATAGCTCAACCAGAAGTTGAGAAATACAGTGGAAGTATGATCTATGTTGATAATAGACCTTCGGTAACGAGGTCTTCATCTCAGAAAGAAGACGTAAAGATTATCTTGCAATTCTAAAGAATTATGCCACAGGAAACTAACCTCAATGTTGCTCCTTATTTTGACGACTTTGATCCCTCAAGCAACTATTACAAGGTACTATTCAAACCAGCTTATCCTGTTCAGGCGAGGGAGCTGAATAACCTTCAGTCTATTCTGCAAGATCAGGTAGAGAAGTTTGGTAACCATGTTTTTAAAGAAGGTGCTAAGGTCATTCCTGGGCAACTTACATATCTTAGTGACTTTGATGCTATTCAAATTGAAGACACGTTCCTTGGTGTACCTGTATCCATTTATTTGGATCAAATAAAAGGTAAGACAATCAAAGGTGCATCATCAGGTGTTACTGCTCAAGTTGTCAAGTGTATTGATAATGAAGAATCAGAAAGAGGAACCTATACAATCTATGTAAACTACTTTGAATCAGGTAATACCGACGAAGAATCACAAACATTTTCTAGTGACGAGGTTTTAACTCTCACTGAACCCATTCAGTATGCAACTACTTTTATTGCAGCTGGTGAGGGTTTTGCTAAAACTCTGACTCAGAACGCTCCTGCTGTTGGTTCTGCCTTTGCTATGAGCAGTGGTGTTTATTATCTAAGAGGTCACTTTGTAAGCGTTTATGATGATATTGAAATTCTTGATCAATATTCAAACAAACCAAGTTATAGAATTGGTTTCAACGTCCGTGAAGAAGTTGTTAGTGCTGACGTAGATCCAACTCTGAATGATAATGCACAAGGATTTAATAACTTTACTGCACCAGGTGCAGATAGAGTTAGAATTACTGCTACTCTTTCAAAAAGAGATCCAGAAGACTTTGAGGACTCTAACTTTGTTCAGTTAGCGGAAGTCAGAAATGGTGTTTTAAGAGACTATAAAGAAAATACTGAGTATAACTACCTTGGTGACGAATTAGCTAGAAGAACTTTTGATGAGTCTGGTAACTATTATATCAGAGAGTTTGTTACCAGTGTAAAAGATTCACTCAATAATGATATTGGTAATAGAGGTCTATTCACTTCTGATCAAAAAACAAGCCAAGGTTCTACACCAAGTAAGGATCTTGCAATCTATAAGGTTGCTCCTGGTAAAGCATATGTTAAAGGTTATGAAGTTAATGTAAGAGCTCCAGTTTACCTTGATGCACCCAAACCAAGAACTACAAAAACACTTGAGGGTCAAGGAATTAACTTTGGTTTTGGTCCCACCTTTACTGTGAACAGAGCATATGGTTCTCCTACTCTAGGTTTTGCAGATAACAATTTCATCTCAATGAGAGATGAAAGAATTGGATCTAGTGCTTCAGCAGCTGCTGGTAAAGAAATTGGTGTTGCTAGAATTTATGACATCGCTCTAGAGTCTGGTTCTTATGACACAACCACTCCTGATTTGAATCAGTGGGATGTGTCACTGTTTGATATTCAAACATATACTGAATTCGAAGTAAATCAATCTTCAACTCTAACTATCCCTACTTACGTCAAGGGCGAGAATAGTGGTGCTACCGCATATCTTAGATATGCTACTACTGGAGTAGGGTTCACAGCTTATGATGTTAATGGTGAATTCTTTGTTGGTGAAAAGCTAACTTTTAATGGTGATCAAACCACTTCTAGAACTGTCACAAAGATTACAAACTTTGAGATCTCTGATGCCAAATCACTTCATAGTAATGTAAGTGGTAATATATTCAATGCTGATCTGATTCCTACAATCAAAACTACAGTTGGTATTGCCTCTATTAAAGCAGAAAGTGGTGGTGTTTCAATTATCACTTCTCCCTCAACTACTTGGCCTGGGATTACTTCAACTGGTAACCTGATTCGTTATTCGAATCCAACCAATGATCTTCCTTCTCTGGCTAGAGTTACGAACGTATCTACAAATGAACTTACTGTAGAGGCTGTTCAAAACGTAAGTAATTATATTGTTGGTGATCTTCCATCAACTGATATCAACGTCACCAATCTTTCTATTGTTGAAACACAAAAACAAAGACAAAGTAGTACAGGAAATGCAGCTACGTCTGAATCACTCTATAGTTTGTCACCAAAACAAAATGTATCAGAGGTAGATACAACAAATTCTCAACTAGTTATTCGTAGAACTTTTACTGTATCAATCACAAATAACACGATGTCTTCTGTTAGCACCGGTGCTAATGAGACATTCCTTCCCTTCGATGAAGAGAGGTATACACTGATTCGTTCTAATGGTCAGACAGAGACTCTGACACAAGATAGATTCTCATTTACTAGTGGTAACACGACCCTTACCATCAATGGTCTTGGTTCTAATGATACTGGTGCAACACTGGTTACAACCATCAATAAAAATAAGGTCAAGTCGAAGATAAAGAAGAAAAATATTAATCAAAGTATCATCATTGACAAGTCTACCAACCCAGCATCTGGTATTGGTGAAACAACGTTGAATGATGGTTTGACTTATGGATCATTCCCATTCGGTACTAGGGTTCAAGATGAACAGATTAGTATCAATGTTCCTGATGTTAATATGATGTATGCTCTCTATGAGAGTTCTGATGAGAACGATCCAGTTCTTCCAAGTATGACTACCGGTTCTCTGGATGGTCCCACTGCTACCACGAATGATATCATTATTGGTGATACTGTTGTTGGTACTCTGAGTGGAACCAGAGCTCTTGTATTTGAGAGAAAGAGTGATACCAGTATTAACTTTATCTTTGAGTCGAATACAACCTTTGCCAATGGTGAGGTTGTTAACTTCTTGGACTCTGGTGTTTCTGCCGTTGCTTTGGATATAGACAAAGGAAGTAGAAGTATCACAAATAACTATAAACTTCTAGGTGGACAGACTGACACATTCTATGGAATATCTAAACTAAAAAGAAGAAGTGATGCACAGTCACCAACTAGAAAGTTAAAACTGTGTTATATTTCATCATCATATGATAGTTCTGATGATGGAGATATTACCACAGCTTCGTCTTACGTGGACTATGATTTCTCAACAGAAATTCCATATCACAGAACCTATAGACTTTCTGATATGATTGATGCTCGTCCCAGAGTATCACCATATACTGTATCCGCTGGAGCAAGATCACCATTTGAATTCTTTGGTAGATCTTTCACTGGTAATCAACACAGTTCAAAGGACATCATTGCATCTGATGAATCTATTGTAGTCGATTACAGTTACTATCTTGGTAGAATCGACAGAATCTATCTTACGGCTGAAAATAAATTTATCATCAAGTATGGTGTTCCCGATGATGAACCCAAACTTCCAGATCCAATCTCTGGAGCGATGAATATTGCCAATGTAACACTTCCTCCATACTTGTATTCGACTAGTGATGCTGCCATTGAGTTTGTAAATCATAAGAGATATCAAATGTCTGATATCTCCAAACTCGAACAGAGAATTCACAATCTTGAGTATTACACTTCTCTGAGTCAACTTGAGACGAATGCAATCAATCAGTTTACTCCCGATGCTAATGGTTTAGATAGATTTAAGTCTGGTATCTTTATTGATAACTTTACATCTGTTATTCCTCAAGATCCTGCACTTGGAATCAAGAACAGTATCGACAAACAAAACAATGTTTGTAGACCTTCTCATTACTGTAACACGTTTAATCTTGTTCTTGGTAAC